TCTATATACCACCTAGTACCATCAGTCATCTTTCTCAGGATCGCATACTCCTCATCGTATATGCCGAAAAATAATGGCTCCGGAGTCTCACCGCTAGACCCGAACGACAAGACTTTCTCTATAACGTTACCGCTTTTCTCCCCAGTGTTAAACTTTATGGGGTTCACGATCCGCCCCTCATCCTTGAAGAACGCAGTGTCATGGCGTATAAATAAGGACGTGTTAATCGCATCCTCAATAACATCAGAAGCAGTAACGCTATCACCAACTCCAAAGTAGAACTTTGTCTGTGACCATATGGCAAATATCATATCAGATGCTGGTGAGTAGTCAGACCAACTCCCGTCAGAGTTATACATCAACTTACCAGACGAATAGTTTGCGTTTTTATCTATACCTATACCACTTGAAATTGATACCCGGTACGCGTCTCCACTATCAAAGTCATTATCAGTCCCGCCAGTTAGTGCTTCAAAGTCCAACTTTGTATTTGTACCAGTCCTAACCTCTGCTATGGAGAATAGGGTAGATACGTCACTTGAGAAGCTCAACCTAACCCAGTACGCATCGACCTCCTGAACGTCATCCTCTGCCCAGGACGTAGGTGATACCCACTGGACAACCCCACTCTTACCAAGAGAGGAGTTCCCAAGCATAGTGCCGTCGCTTATTATATTAAGCCTTGTCCAAGATGAGCCATTGCCATACTGCACGATGAGTGCTGCTGGCGATGTCTGTGCGTTCGGGCCAATCGTTACATCTATCCCACCAAACTTAGTGCTGTTCCCTATGTATATGTAGTCTTCCGTAAAGACAAAGTTCGAGTATGTCTGATATGTCCCTGTATTGTTGTCTACAACAACTGGCGTTTCAGTGAATGTATTAAAGTCGCGGTAGTAGCACTTTTGGTCTGGTACATCAGTCGTGTGTAGCTCTATACTCGAAACCGTACCCTCACACCCGTCAGTGGTATTTCTTACAAGAGTGCCAATCGCAACCCCGCCAGCAAGAAAATCAGCGGTAGTATCAACGAGATAGCTCTTATTGTCTATTGCGCTATCATCTGTCCCCGACATAGAAGATTCATATCCGTAGTAATCCGCATCTCCTCTTACAACTACCCAATACGTTGTGTTCGCAGAGAGCCTGTAGTCAGTCGTTACCCCCGTATACTCGCTGAACCCACCAGCCTCAAGGGACTTAACGTCTACCTCCTTATAGGCTATGACCGCCCCTGGTATACTCGCACCATTCTCGCATAACTCTACAACTATCTTACCGCCACCTGAGCCAAAGTTCGCGAGATTAAGCTGTATATCCTGTATTGCCCTCTCTTCGCTCAGCATGAATGACTGGGCGTATTGCTGGTACTGTGAATCAATTGGTGTAAACCCAGTCCTAAACGATATCGAGTTCTCCGTAATAGGAACAAGGACCACAGAGCCATCGTCATACATACTATCGAAAAGGGAAGACCACATACCAAACGCTATTATCGTTACTTGCCCAGGCTCTGCGGTTATATCCTCTATCCTTCCGCGCCATACCGTCTCGCCGCCACCGCTTTCCACTGACATAAAGTGATGGTGGTAGTTCTCGTAGATATCTAGTGCGTCAGCAAATGGCATATCGACGCGGAAAGTACACTCGCTGAATCCGCCTGGGTTCTTCGTGCTAACAATTAAATCCTTAACCCGCCCGGTCCACGAGTGCATATAAAACGTAGCAGTCATCAACGAAGTGGTATTCGTTGAATACCTATACACCTTAACAACAAAGTCCACTTATAGACTCCCGCGAACGTCAAAGTAATATGGAGTATGATACGCCCAGACAGTAGCTTGATAGCTAACGCCAGTTGAAAATGTATCGCTCTCCCATACAAATATTATCTTCCCATCCTCATTCGGCGTAGCGTGTATCGGGAGTCCGCTCGGCTCTATAATAGCAGTACGATAAGACCCATTCATATCGTGGACCTGATCGAACCTAGCGTTATCCTCAACGGCAGAGTTTTGCTGAAGATCGTAACCAGAGTACATCCACATTCTATACTTGTAGTCATCTGCCGGAACAAGGTATATCGCATCTATTACCATCGTTTTAAGAGTCGCGCTATCCGGTTGACAATATATCGCCATATCCCACGCAGAAGAGTAGTCACCCCTCCTTATGGCCCACGGAAGAACATCTACAACCCCAAGGTCTAGGTGCCCGTACGAGTGACGCTTGACTGGATACTCCCTAATTGGAGTCACACCGTAGTACATCTTAACCTGATAGCTACAGTATGGGCTGAAAGATCCACGGACGAGAACCCTTGCCTTCCCTTCAAATCGCTCAGGGAATGTCGTGGCGGCGAAGGACTTAGATAATAGCATAACATTCCCAGTCGTAGTTAAATTCCACGATACAGCCCTTCCACCAAGGCCATCGCCAGTATCACCTGAGTATATAGTATTCTTCGCGCTTATTGACCCGCTACTCCCTATGGATAAGCTCTCAGCCTCAAGCGTGTGAACCCAGTTCTGGGCGTTCCCTCTATTCCTCATGCCAACATAGAACCTTGTCATTCTCGGACTGGCGGTATTACTTGTAAACCTAATCCTTACAGGCCCAGGGACATCCCCCTTTATCAGCGAGCCAGCGAAATCTATATAGTTTGTGTGGAGAGCGTCATCTGTGTTTGTTATACTTGTGTTACTTATAATCGTAACCTCATCCCCACGCGCAAACGGAAGGCACTCCAGCTTTAAGGTGAATCCTTTAATAGTCTTACCCCCGGACTTCTGCCAGTTTAGCTTCTCTACTGACATAAAGTCCTCAGGCATCAATAGCTCGCCGTCCACAACATCAAAGTAGACTGGACTCGTTAACGTGTCTATCTGGAATTGTAGATATACAACTGGCGCAGTGTCGTACTGGTAAGACTCCCTTGCCTTCTCAAGTATCCTGATAATTGCGGTCTTTCTATCAACGATGTCCGTTCTCGTTGCGCCACCGATCTCAAAAGATATCTCTATCTTCCTGTTGTCATAAGCAACAGACATAACCTCCCTGCCCTGACGCCAGATCCCGCCGCCAGTCCAAGAAACCTTCCTATCAGGATTCTCTATGATTAGCCCGCCGTCTTCAAGGCCACACCAAGCAGTCCCGCTTTCCTCAAGGAAGTTTATAGTCGTAGTTCCATCTTTAAGGCTAAGTACGTGTGCCAATTAAAACCTTGCTCCTGTCCTATTAACCTTGGCGTCTAATCTTGAGCCAAGCTGCCGCGTAACAGCATCGACTATCCTCTGGAGGTCATCGTCGCTCCTCACGGTCGGGTTATTAATATTAATCTCTATGTTCCCAGTAGACGTGCCATTCCCTCCGGTATATGGCAAATACTTATCCAGATCATTAAGCGGTATTACTGCCTCACCACCCGGCACATCTCCAACCATACTTACCGTTGGACGCATTACAATACCACCCCTTGCGAGTCTCGGTATCGATATGTCATCCATCGTCTTCATCGTCGGGAGGTTTAGGGCAGTTAGCCCCTTATTAACCCAATCTATAACGTCGTTTATGGCTCCGATTATCTTGTTTACGCCATTCTCGACAATCCCTATAATCCCGTTAATAGCGTCGCGCATCTTACCCTTGATGCCTTCGCCAATCTCCTTGAACTTTTCCATGAATGCGTCATAAAGATCGCCAAGTGCCGACTCTGCCGCAGTCACCCAGGCAGTGGCTATTGTCGCCAGGGTTGTGACACCATCAGTTATAAACTTGGCAATCGCCGGAATCCCAGTCATCACAATCCAGTTAAGGATTGCTGTAGCCAGACCGCCCAATACCTCAATGATCTTAGCTACCCACAGGGGGGCGTTAATCATGAGATACTCCGCTACGCCTGACACGAACTCAGCAAATGCTGGAATGCCAGTTGTTATAATCCAATCAAGTAGCAGTAAGGCGAGATCGCCAAGTATCCCAAGTATCGCTGCGATCCACGATGGGACATTCTCCCATAGGTACGTAGCAACCGCAGACACGAACTCCCATATTGCCGGGAGTGCGGACGTTGTTACCCAGTTCCATATACCACCAACAACTGTTCCAAGAACGTCCTTAATCTTTTCCCACCAGACTGGCGCGTTCTTTCCTATAAAGTCCGCAACGGTACTAACGAACGAAGCAATCGCCGGAACCGCAGTAGTCGTTACCCAATTCCAGATACCGCCGACTACTTCTCCAAGCGCGGACTTTATTGCCTCCCACCACCCAGGTACATTCGCCTTTAGGAACTCGTATGCCCTAGAAACGAAATCCGCAATAACTGGGATGGCATACGTCACGAACCACGACGCAAGCTTCCCGACCATCTGCGGGAGAAGCGTTAGAACCCCGCCGATAAGCTTCATTATCTCCGGGAATACAGTCGGCAATACTTCCTTAACAGCTTCAAGGGCACCACTCAACCCGCCATTCTTGAACCCCGACGAGAATGCGTCAATAAGTGGTTTAAGAACTTGATAGAATTGGTAGACGAGTTCTATTACTGGACTGAATATTTCAGCAAGCGGGCCAAACAGCCCCTTTAGTGTCGCGAATATGGCGAGTAACCCACCAGTAACACCCTTGCTCTGGAATGCAGTAGATATCTTATCAAAAGCCTTTCCGAGAAAAGAGAACAAGTTATCTACGGCAGAGATTAGCGGGCCAAAGAACCCGCCTATCTGAGAGAACACTCCCTTAATAAAATCTACTGGCTTCGCGAACCAACTTATAATACCATTAACAAGATCGGGTATAATCGAGT